TTTTACCTGTATTTAAGAATGTAGCTGTCCATTTTGTCATATCTTCAGTACCCATTGTATTTACAACTACAGGTCTACCAGCATAAGTACCCATTCTTAAATTTGGGTTATGCTGCATGGTTTGTTCTTCACGCATTATTTTATCAGATCGTACAATGCGAACTATTTCTCCTCTATCGTCATCGTCTGTGTGGAATACTTCGTAGTCAAATATTTTTTCACCATGAAGTTCAGTTCCAAAGTTCATTAAATCTTGTTGTGAGCCACGAACATCAATACGATCAGCCATTGTGTTTACATTAAAACGTAAATCTTCAAATTTACGAGATAGCATATCTGCTATTTTATTTAATGTACCTTCGTCTTCGTTTAAACCTTTTTTTCTAATAGTAACTCCTCCAGCCATGTTAGGTGAAGCACTATATCCATTTTCTTTAGCTCTTTTAATGATACGTTCCTTAGCATCATCTGGTAAAGGAATAGAAATAATAGCGTTACCATTTTCTACTTTGTAAGGTATACCCCCTGAAACTTTATCAAAATTTTCACTTAAATCTTCGTTTACATTTAAATCGAATGCTTGAGCGATATCTTTTCTGAATGTATCTAGCTCATCGTCGCTTAAAGAACGCATTGCATCTCTCATTTTAGAGATAAATTCGCGTGCCATATCGCGACCTTTATCTTCATCTAAGCCAGCTTTCTTTAAATCTTTAACGTATTTTTCTCTACCCTTTTCTAAACCTTTAGTTAGTTTAGCAGGTTTATCTGATTTTTTAGATTGAGGACGACCATATTTAGCTAGGTTAGTAGCTAAAGCGTATTTTAGACTTTCGTCCTCTTCAAACATTCTTTTAATGTCGTCTATTTTCATGGCAATTGCAATTTTGTCCACAGCATCCTGTGGGTTTTTCTGGTTTATCAGGCATATTCGTTTATTAATATTTTTAAACAACCACTACCTTTAATTACACGGTGCCACTTTCCTACGGGTATAAAGATACAATCATCTATCGGCCGAGGCAACTCGTTATCGAATTGTATTTGCCAATCTGTCTCTCCTATTGGAGTAATATCTCTATCTTTTCGATCACGATGCCAAACTAATTCTGCTGATTCTGTATCCTCAGAAAATAATCTTACATGGTATCCTTTATAATCGTAATCAGTGTAAGCAGCCATTTTAAACTCTTTTAAAGATTTTAGGATATGTACGAACATAACTTGTAAAATCTACCTCTTCATCTCCTACTTCATCAAATATAATATCTTCAAAGTTATCTGCTGTTACTGCAACATCTGTAGGTGTTAGAGTAAACTCACCTTTATCGTCATCATAATATGCTTTATCTACGGCTAACGCTATAGTATCACTTGGTCTTTCATCTTTAAATGGTGAAGAATCTTGTGATTTGCCTAAAAATTCATCGGCTAAATTACCTATTTTAACCATATCATCAATACTACCATCAAAGTTTACAAAAATACCATTAGCTTCAGATGGTATGCCCATTTGGGTTAGTAAATCTTTAAATTTAACTGCGTTTTCAGGTGTATTTAAGTTAACACCAAAACTTTCTTTTAATAAGCGGCCTTCAGCTAGATATTTTTTTAAATTAAAATTTTCCATTCTACCAAAAAGTATTTTTATTGGCACCTAAACCTAATGCTTTTGCATATCGAGGCAATCTACAACTCCAGTATGAAGCTTTTGTTCTATCGTTTTTCTGTGAACATTTATGTCTCGCAGCAAAGGCTCTACGTGCTTTAGGGTTATTAATTTTTGCTCGTAACCCACCTGAACCAAATGATACTTTTTTAATTCGTTTGGTTTTAGGATCTCTTACGTAAACGTAATATGCTTTAGAACCACCACGTTTTGGTTTTCCAATTGGTGGATCTTTTTTCTGTGATTTTTTCTTTTTAGCTTCGTCAAATACAATTCGATAATTATCTCTACCAAATATATCATTTAAAGCAGACTGTAAATCATCTATATCACCAGCAAAATGTGTAACATCATACATACCTTTATCAAACCTTGAAGGTTTAATTTTAGTGATAAAGCCTTGATTTTTAAGTCTACGAGCAATGTTATGTAGATCTAATGTAGAATATTCTTCATTAATAAAAGGAATATCTAAAGGAACATTTTTACCCTCAAATAAACCATATTCACCTATATCAGTACGTTTAATTAAATCTCTATCTAACTCGTTTAATTTTAAAGCACCTTCATTGAATAATTCTCTTGCTTCAGCAAAAAACTCAACATACGCATCTGAACCAATTCTGAAAACGCACTCTGATAATGGTTTCTTATGTGTTTGATGAAATTCTAAACCAGGAGAGGCATTTACGCCTTCTTGTAGCATAATGCCTTCTGATGTTGGTGCAATCTCTTTTTCTTGGAATGGGGCTAAATCTTTAAAGTTATAAGATTTAGTTGTTCCCGTTGCCTCTAATTCTACAGTATAAAAAGGATGCTCTGCCATTGTAACAGTAGCTGTATCTCCATCTACAGTAGTTACTTTATCACCTACAGAAAACTTCGCTGAAACGCCTGCAACATTTTCTATAGCCTCTCGGATTAAGTATCTGAGTTTGAGCTTGTCCATGTTTTATTTGTCTTCTTTTTCGTCCTTTTTATCGTCTTCTTTTTTATCTTTTTTAGGTTTTTTCTTTTCGAAACGTAAACCTTCTTTTTCTAATGCTTCACGTAATTTATCCATTTGTGCTTCTAGCATAGATAATTTTTCCATTAAGCCATTAGATTCAGATGTAAGTGCTTCACGCATGTCTGGGTTAGAAGTGGCTTCAGACATTTTGCCCTCGATTTGTTTTTTAATTTCATCAATCGAAGATTCCATTTGCTTAAGTTTGTCTTGACCTTTTTTATAGGTTTCCTTAAGTTTAATATCTCTTTCTTTGATTACTTTATTTGCTGCTGATTTTGCTCTGCCTTCTGATTTATAGATACCGTGAATGTCTTCACGAGTTAAACCACTCATAGCAAATTCAAATACGTCTCCACTTTTTATCAATTCTTCAACAGAAGATTCTTTAGTGGGTTTTGTAACATAGTAAAATTCGGCGATTTGATCTTCGATTTTAGCAACTTTTTCTTTTACAGGAGCCTGTGGTGCTTCGTCTGCTTCAGGTAAGTTTAGCTCAGCTAACCAATCTGAAATGTTTTCTTTTAAAATTTTTTTAAGTTCTGTGCGTTTCATGTTTGTAGAATTATTCTATAATAAATATATAAAGATATTACAGCTCTAGTTCTTTTAGCTGCTTAATATTTTCTTTTAATGCTTTAATTACTTCAGGATTTAATTTAGTTTTAGACCAATTTTCAATATCACCAGCCTCAGATATAAATGTATCTCCTGTATTTTGCATATATGCATTTACTGCTTGTTCATAATCATTGACAAATGAATCTTTATTAGCATTCATTAATTTAGATGCATATTCTTCGTATTGACCCGTTGCTCTTAAATGTGTTTCATATTCTACCACACAATCAAAACATTTACCATGAATAGTCCACATTTTTTTATTTAACTTAGTGGGTTTCATAGGTTTATCACAGGCACATTTTAAAGGGAATTTGGTAATTTCCCTTAGTTTATCATGTTTTGTAACAGTTTGTTTAATACCATCTTTAATGGTCCATTTTTTACCATTTTCTTCCCAAACGTCTCCTTCGTTACGTTCTTCTATTTGTTTCTCATATCCCGCTTGTACCCTTGTACGATCAGCAGTATTTCCAGAAACTATATTTCTCATTCGCTTAATGTCGCGTTCAGAGAATTCTTTATTTAAGCGTGATTCGCTCATAACCCTAATTTAGATAACTCGTTTATTACTTGTTCTGTTGATTTATATAATATACCAATCCCTCCTGCGGCTTTCCACGCAGCTATATTATCTGATCTATCGTCTATTAATATGGCATTTGGTTTTGCATATTTTGCCTTACCGGATGCTTTGTAACCAAATTTATAGGGTGTACCAGACATGTTTCTTTTAATCCATACACCTTTTCCTATACGAGATGATTCATCTCTGGAAGGTGATGTTAAAATGGTTGGTTTATATTTTTTAATGTATTTATATAATTTTTCTCCTTCAGGCATCCATGGCATTCCAGCCCAATAACGTACTCCAATTTGTTTATCTATAAGATCCCAAAATTGTTCGTTTGCTTTTGCTTCACCAAATTCAATTGTTTTCTGATCAATAAATTCATCTGGGGTTACACCAGCAAATTGTTCAAAACGTCTTTCAAAGTCGGTTAAAACCCCATCCATATCAACGTAAACGTCATATGCTTTAGATATATCCTCTTTTAATAAATCAAATAAACTATATTTGCTCATATATGTTTTTGTTTTCTCTTCCAAACTGTCTCATTATAACTCCTGCAAGTGAATTTGCTTCGTTTTCTTCTGGTGAACCATCTTCACCTGAATTTGGTTCTAGTCTACCATCTTGGTTTTGCATATGGTGAACCATTTCATGAGCAACAGTTCTTAATATATCTGCCATGTTACGGTTATTAACTACAACTATTATTTTTTCTTCTGAAGGTATATAACCACCAAAACTGCTATATTGTTCAGTATATTCAGGTGAATTGATTAGTTTAATTTTAGGTTTAGATATAGATAGATATTCGCTAACGTAATTAACAAAATCTCCTATTACTTTACCTTTTGAATTATCCCAACCTTCGTTTAGGAATTTTTTATATCTAGCTTCTTGTAGATAGTCTTTTTTAGTTTCTTTCATATCAAATATAGATTTGAAATCGTCTACGTTTACACCATCAGGTAAAAATTTAGATATAGTTTCTAAATCATAATCGCGTATTGCTTTACGTAATTCAGTTGCTGAATATGTTCCTTCCATACCAGCATCAAATACTTCTACATGAGGGTATTTTTCTTTGTCTAATAGTGATTGGAAACGTTCTTGTTCTCCTTTACCAAATACAGCTCTTATATCATGAGATGGGTTATCCTTAGCATAATCGTATACTGCTTTGACTGGTACAGGTGTTTGAACAATTTCTACTTTTTCAAGTTCTGGGTTGTTTTGTTTGTATAAATCCCAAACTTGTTGAGCTTCTTCTACAGAAACACCATCACGTTCTTTTGTAGACATAAAGATAATTACACGATCTGTTTGATCATCTATAGCTTTTAAAGCTGTAGCGACATGTCCTTTATGTGGTGGTTTAAATGCACCTGGATACAAAGATACCTTTTCAGTAAATTGCTCTACTAATAGACGTTTTGCTATTTGTTTACCTATTTTTTCTGGGTTCATGAGAAGAATTGTTTTACTCTAGATTTTGCTTCGTCTTTAGATACGGAATTTGATTTGATGTCCTCTACTTTATCTGATTCTACAAAATCGTTTATTTGTTGTGCTAATTCTGCTTTTGATTTTTCAGAACGAGCTTTCTCTTTATCTGTTTTAGGTTTTGTATCTGTAGGAGCATATGGTGTAACGTATTTGTCTACTAGAGTTTCTAGTGACTTTAATGGTTCACCTTTCTTTAATGCTTTATCGTTTACAACAGATACAAAATTGTCTCTAAATTCGTCTTTATATAGATCGTAGTTTTGAGTTATATTATTCCAGGTACGCATTACAATGGCAGGTGATAAACTTCTATCTTTACCTTGTGAGCGCTGGAAGCGTGTCTCGTTTCTATCTAAGGCTTTTTCTAGTGAAGCAAACACATATACCATTAGTATATCGTAACCTAAATTTTCTAGTTCTTCTTTTAACTTTAAAGTTGGTCTAGAAGAAGCAGCTGTACCATCTAATATAAAATTCTTTTTACCTAAGATGATATCTCGCATGTAAGGGCGAAATTCTTTATTTGCTGCTGCCATTGCTGAGGCTGCTTTGCTTCTTTCTTCAGCATCCGCATTTTTTAAATCTAAGGACACTCCCATGTCTTTTAAGTTGCGCATGTAATAATCGTCAACGTTTAAAATAAGAGCATTTTTAACTCCTTCTATAAAAGACGATTTGCCAGCACCAGGGGAGCCAGCGAGTATAAGTGCCTTAGGATTAACGGATTGTTCTAAGATTATATCTCGTAGTTTATACATAGGGTTACATTATCAACATATAAATATACGAAAAGATATTCAGGAATCCACTAGAAATAATTAACTCCTCTAGATCTATCTCCAGGAAGAGGACATGGGCATGATATGTTATGTATAAAACCTACTAAAGTTAATCTTTCTTTTGGGATATAGTCTATTATACCGTTAGACCTATGGAAAGTATTAGAAGGGAAGATTAATAATCTATTAAATTTATCTTGAATGTTTAATTTTGGGTTAAAATATTTCTTTTCATAATCAGATTTTATTTTCCATTCTTCAGTAGTTAAATTATTGTCAATATAATGTTTGTATCTTAAAGAAGTTAAATCATTAGGTATAGATATAACTTTTGGATTTATATCAAATAAATCTGTGCCCAAATCTATTTTAGGATCACTAGGTGACAAATATAATATAAAAGAAACATTACATTCATCTTGATGAATCCAACCTGGGCCTACAATTTTGTGTTGTTCGTGGAAATGAATATTAGATGTAACACTATGTTTACTAGGGAATGGAGCAAAAAGACTAGTAATTTTTCTTTCTATAAATTCTTTTAACTTTGGATCAAATTCTCTTAGTTCTAAACTCCTTATTCCAGGATAAACTCCTCCTGGAGATGGTGTTTTATCTATAGATAAACCATATTCTCTAAGTGCTTGGGCATTATCAATAAAATTATCAATTATTGTTATAGGTACACTATTCATTTTTCTTAATAACTGTTGGCCATTTTTCTGAAATAGGTTTAAGATTAGGGTTCTCTAAATCAAATAAAGCCCGCACATGAGAATATATTTCTAAATTTTCATCTACAGTACGAGGTGATTCATATACCTCCCATTTTTTACCTTTAAGCTTTTTACCAGTTTTATCCGGTCCTCTTGATTTAGATTTTAACCAAAGTACACCTACTCTATCTACTTTTTGTTCATAACACTCTTCAAAACAACGCGTATAAACCGCAGTCTGTAGGTCATACGTCGTCTGTAGGTGATTAGATGTTTTCAAGTCGATTACCCACAGTTCTCCGTTGATTTTACACACAAGATCGCATGTACCAGCAACTTGAAGTGTATCAGAATATAAAAATACTTCTGTCTCTAAAAGTTCAGCTCCACTAGTTTCCCAAAAATCTACAAATGCTAAAAACATTTTCCAAACCTTAAGATCATATTTAGGATTACCGTTTTCATCCATTAGTTTAATTTCTTTATCTAATAGATATGCTTCAGCTAAATTATGGACTATTGTACCTTCGTCTGCTGATTTTTTAGCTATATAATCAGCTGAGTGGCCTACTTTTTTAAGCCATTCTTCAAAATGTCTACCCTTAGGATAATAAGACAAAACATAAGTTACAGAGGGGTATGTTTTTTCCCCATCCTCATAAAAACGAGAATCATTTGTTGTAATCTGCGTAAATGTTCGATTGTATTCCTGTTTAGGAAAATTCGCTTTACGTAATATCATATAGATAATTTTAAATTAAGGAGTGAAGAAAATGTAAATTCTTGTGCCTCCTGTATTTTATTTGTGAATAAAGCAAAACCCATGTCGGCAGGGTCTTTATCGTCTAACTCTACTACAAATAATTTTTTACCTGCTTTTAATAGTTGTTCTGCTATTTTATAAGTTGCCTTTATAGCATCACTATCTAAAGCTAGATAGACTTTTTTAACATCTGATGTAACTAATTTTTGCATCAGTTTTCTTGAAATGTTTTTACCAAATAATGGTATAGCATTTCGTTTTATAGCGATAGCATCAAATGCACCTTCACATAATACAATAGGTACATTCCAATTTATCATATTTTCAAACCCTATAAGGTTTTTATCTGAAGATGGTGCATCGTATTTTCTAGATGGTTCTTTTTCAAATGAACGGGCTACAAAATAGTCTAATTGCCCATCAGCGTTAAATGTAGGTATGATTATTTTATTTGCATAGCGCCCATTTTCACAATATCCAATTTGATACTTTAATATATCAATCATGGTTAAACCACGTTTTTTAAGGTAAGCTAGGGCGTGCCTGGCGTGTATATCTGATTTGGTTAAGTTGTATAGGGGTTTGTATTCTTTAGGTAGTTCTACTTTACTGTCAGCAACTATAGTATCATATTTTTCTGTTGTACCTAATATTTCACTTAATTGAGTACGTTTTTCAGTTGATACTTTTAAACGTTTAAATAAACCAAATAACGTTTTACCTTTAGCATCACAAACCCAGCAATGCCAAAAGTTCTCGTTTTTCTTATTTGGGATTAAGTTAACCTCTAATTTTGGGTTCTTATGATTACAAAATGGACAGTTAAAGGAGTGGTTACCTCTAGCTGTCGGATTGCTTCTACCTAAAACGGATTGAACTAATCCAAGTAATATTTGATTAACCATTAACTAATGTTAGTGCCTCTTTTCGACAAGGGTATATTGTACCATCTTCGTGTTTTACTTTATACCAAGTATTTGTAACTGTACCCCATGATGTTTTATCTATCGATTCTAATATACCAACATAAGATCCACCCGCAAAATTAAAACTAACAGTATCTCCTACCTTTATCTTTTTTCGAGCCAAAAAATATTTTTGGGTTAATATACGTTAAGCATTTGGGTTGACCAAATCTTTTCTAAAAAACTTTCCTAAGATATTATCGTTTATATATTCTGTGTTTTCAAGTACATTATTACAGAATTGATATTTTGTCTCTAGATATGTAAGGTGTTTTTTGTTAAATGCAAATTCTAATATTTCACGTGAAAAATTTTCTTGTTTACCTTCTGATAGTAATTGTTTAATTTTGGTATGTGAACCATAATAGGTTTGCCAGTCACTTTCTTTAACTACTTTACGTTTACGTTTAGCACCTTTTAAAGGTGGTAAAGTACGATTAAAAAATAGTACCTTTTTACCTAGATATTTTTCTTTAGTTGGAATATAAGTAGCTTCATAAATGAAACCAAATGTATTTTCGGGCATCTCTTCGATGCTCCCTATAACCTCTCCTTTATATAACCACATATTGTGTTTTTATTGATCGTATCTAATTACGAAAGTTGTATCTACCTCGTTTGAGATAGGTGTTGATTGAGCTAATTTGCCAACCATTAATAATTCATTACTATCATTATAAATCCCTATAGTTGTTGCATAAGGCATAAAATCTGAACCAGTAGCAAAATCACGTAATGATCCTGAATCATCTGTAGTGATAGTAGGATTTTGGCTCATATTAAAATCACCAGCATTAACAGTACATACAATCTCATTTTCGTAGATTGTATATTTGTTTTTAAATAGTAATTTATTTGGTCCTACTGTTATTGCCATAATTTATTTTTAACAAGGTGATGTTGTAGCAATTATTTGTCCTCTATCAAAATTAACAAAATTACCTGCTGTTGTTTTGTACCAACGAGTTCCTAATCCTACGGGAACATATGGGTAATTACCACTTATATGATAATAAACTACTCCTGAAGGTCCAAGCGAATAACCCTTAAGAGAATTAGCACATGCTCTTTGTAATCTTCTTGGGTTAACATCAGCTGGGCTATCTAATGGATAACTAGTTCTAGGGAAACCTGTGCTACCGTATTGTACTGTAGTTAATTCTGAGCCACAAGTTTCATATCCTATAATTCGGCCAGCACTTAAGATAACATTACGACCTCCTCTACCTCCTCCTCCTTCAAATATAGGATATCTTCCTGAAAGGCTACTTCCTACTAATTTATTATCTTTATATGAAAATAAATTACCACTTGTTTTCTTTCTTCTACAAGCTGATTCTTGATCAGGATATGATCCTCTAGTGGTATATAGGCTAATAGTAGGGAGTTGACATCCTCCTCTACTAGATATATATCCATTTTGGTTTACTATTAAGTAAACTGTTGGACTAGTAAGAATATAATTTTTAGAATTTGGAAATGAAGCTTTAGTATTATCTAAAGCATCTGCTCTAGAATTGTAAAGATATCCATTTCGTCTAAAATAAGTTTTTTCTCTATAATTTACACCTGTAACTGCACAAGTACTATTTTCATTTGAATAAGGTACTGAGCCAAATTGAGTTGTAACATATACTGTTTTTGCTGGAGCAGGTCCAGGTCCTGGATCGGGTTCAGGTTCTGGAGTTGGTGGTGGTGGGGGAGGTGTATTAGTTAATAAGGTAAATGTAGTATTAGTAATAGTACCACTTTTAGGTAAAACTAATTGTCTAATAGTAAATGTTACCCCTTTATCAGGTGTAAATGTTGAACTATTATCTGTATTTGATGTTGGAGCATCATATCCTCCTCCTATGGTATAAGTTTCTTTTTCTACACCAGAAGTAGTTCTTTGTACAAAATTTCCATAAGCACTTTTAGATCCTCCTTTTATTGTAATAGATAAATCTTCAGATCGACCTGTTGAAGTCCAAGCACCAGGGTCAGGAGATGTACTATAATCATATGTTATTGAATTTCCTGGGGCAATTTTGTAATTTGCATTTCCTCTAGTACTACGAAGATCAACTTCCATAGCAGAAGATAAGTTATTTTTAAATATAATATTTACACTACCTGCTGATAAAGGAGGAGGTAATAAGTCATATGTAAAAGATAAAGGTGAAGAATCAGGTGATTGATCAGGACCACTACAAGAAGCAAATGCTTTAAAATATACTGTACCACTTACAAAAGAAGTTGTAACAGGTATAATTTCACCTATAGAAGAAGAAAATACTTCTGAGGTTCCAAAATTAGGGTCATTTGAAACTGAAGCTGTTATAGCTAAAGGATCATTTGATCCTAAATAACTAGATGCTGTTAAATAATTTATAGCAAATCTACCTCTACGAGAACCAGTATTTAAACTAGTTAAAATTGGAACTTGACAATCTTCAAATCCAGGTTCACAATCAATAGGATCAAGTGCTCTGTAAAAATAATCTTCATTATTTAAGGAAGCACTAAAAGGGGCTACAGTTAAATCAACATCAAAAGAAGCAGTTACTACACTACCTGAATCGGGTCCAGAAGTGAAGTATTGTCTTACTGTAGGTGATATTTGGTAACCTGTATTAGCCATAAATTACGTTATCTATAAAATATTGTCCAACTGATATTGCTCTACTATCTAATTCTGCTTGAGAATCAGATGATCCAATGGGTGACATGAATAAATAATAAACACGATTAACATCTTTTAAGTTTTGTAAGCGTCTATTAAATATTTCACCACCACCTAATCCAGCAGGTAAAGGCATTTCAGCATATTCATCTTCATGTAATATCATAATATACATAAGATCATGTTCCATTCGTTGAGAACCTGCAAATATTTTATATTCTCTATGGACTGCTGTTGTATTTGTTCTAGTTCCTATAGGATCATTTTCATATTGATCAGCATCTGTATATGAGAATACTTCTAAGTATTCAATATTATCTACGTCAGCTGTCATTAACCAAATTTTGTCTGTACGTTGAGTGAAATAATATCCATTATCTCCACCAAATATACTAGCTGAAACAGATCCACTAAATATAGATCCACTAGTGTATTCTACATTTGATCCTGATATGGTGTTTATAATATTTCCAAAAGCGTAACTATCTCTAAAGAGTAGAGTATTTGGTCCTATAAAACTACCTGTATCTCCGTATTTTGTATCTATAAATTCGTTATCACGTGCTATAAAGTTAGACCCACTTCCATCACTACCAGTAGTAATTAAACTAGCAGCACTTCCTGTAAAGTTATCTCTAATTTTAGCTAATGGGATTTGACGATCAAATTTAAAGTTTATATTTGTAACTAGTTCTTCAGTATTAATTTTAGAAGCAGTTAAATGTAAAGAATCTATTTCATAATCAGGTCCAAAAGCTAAAGATACATCTAAATTTTCTTCAAAATGTGTTAAATTAGCATTACCTGTTAAAATTACAGAGTTTGTTATTTCACTACCTGTTGTTAAAGCAGGTGTAAGTGTATCACTCGATCCACTAAATTGTCTTCTTAGATAAAAATCATCATTTGAACCAGTAAATATATCTATATATATTGTATCATTTCCATTCCAAGAATAACTTCCTGTTGCACTACCTGAGGTATCAAATTGTACAGGTGTTTCACTTCCAGAATGTATTCTAACTGTTACATATTCAGAACCTGTTTCCTCACCAGTGTAAAAATTAAGGTTACGTTGTGCTACACTACCTGTGCCATCTTCACAAAATGATTCACTTGTTTCCCATGATCTACCATAAATTTCTAAATTACTAGCAGTTGAATAACATCCTAAATTATCAGTTATAATAATACTAGCAGACCCAGGTAATAAACCATCTTGATCGAGTGAAATAGTTGTTGGGAAGTCAAATACTGCACTGGAACTATATTGGGATAAGTTTGTTTTAACATTAATAAAATAGGGTGGAATACCTCCTGTTATATCAGTCAGTTCAACTATTGAAAATGCTGATTGGGAATAAGATATACTGGCTGTGTGTATTATATTTGTAGATGAAGTTACTTCATAATTAAATGAATAATTACATCCATCAGCATCAAATATATTTAATATATAAGATCCACTAGCTGCATCAATCACATTTTGAGATGCAGTTGAAAAACCATCAGGACCTGTCCAACTCCAAGTTAAGGGTTCAGTACCACCTGTTAAGAAATAATCTTGTGGTTCATCATTTTCATCTAACTCATCTAATATAATTTTACCACTTGCTGTTCCAAAACAATCTATGTGTGTAATTGTATAACTTGCTGTAACAGGTATAGTTCTAGTTACTTCCATTATAGAAGAACTAGTACATAAGTTTGAATCTTGGAGGTATACTGTATAAGTTCCTACTTCTAATCCTGTAAATTCACAAGGTGTTTCTAATGAATTAGAGAATGAGGCTGTGAGTGAAGCTGAAATAATTCCTGTATCTCCACTTGCACTTACTATAATGCTACCATCATTTGTACCACAATTTGAAACATCATTTTGGAATATGTGACCATCTATAGGTAAAAAAGCAGTATTGATTGATTGTGTCACTATTTCACCAACATTATCTTTAATACTTAAAACTAAAGAACGGGTTGGAGTTAATGAAGCACTTAATATAGGTTGAAATAAATCGTCTGTAGGGTTATAATTTGTCCCATCTACAGACCAACTGTAAGGTGGAATACCTTTATCTATAGAGAATGTTAATGAAGCAGATTCATTGCCTTCCCAACATGATTGAGTAAGAGATTCTACAGATGAAGTTAAAGGTTGGGATGTAATTTCTAAGGATATAGAAGCGGTATTACTTGTATTTCCTAATGTATTATCTACAGTATATTGTAATTTATATCCTCCAGGTATAATACTATTTAAATTTGGAGTAATAATTAAATCTCCACTAGCACTTACACTATAATCAGGAAATGTAAATCCTTCTATAGGTGAAGTAGATACTGATTCGGAAGCTAATGAGACACAATCATCAAAATCTCCATTTAAAATATCTAATATTTTGTTTTCTTGGGTGTTTAAAACACTAATATAATCATTTCGAGCTACAGGGTTACCTTCTATAAAACAAAGATAATCTACATTTGTAATTACTGCTATACCATGATTATAAAATATATTTCCTACAGGTACTGCTAAATTTTCACCTGAGTAATATCCAGGAGCTGCTGAATAGAAACGTTCACCATAACGAGCTATTACTTTAATATAATCATAAATGTTTCCTTGACCATCATCTGCCATATAAAATTCTGATCCTGAAATGACAAATGATCCGGGTTTAAAACCTTCACCGTATTTGTCTTTTGGAACAGATATTACTCTGATTTTAGCTGCATTTTCTATAAAATAAATAGCATCTCCATATTGTGATCCGGTAGCATCAAAGTCGTATTGTACAGTTTGGAAGTAAGGAAATTCTCTAAAATTAGGGAATGAACCGGAGTTCATTGTATTTTGGAGGTAATTATCGTAAGAAGATGAATGCCAAAAATAATTGGTATTATCAGGATAAATTAAAGCATCATCGTTTATATCTTGATCTTGTGATGAGGCTGTTATATAATTTTGATAGTATAAATGGCGAATTGATTCATAAATCAAACGTCTGTAATTACCATCAGTAGTTAGGTTATCATTGACAGCATCAAAAGGTTGATCTGTATCTATAGGGATATACTCCCCTATGTAAGTTTGAATGTTATTCTCCGCATATGAAGATGAATCGTACTCATACTGCTTATTAGCAACATATGGTACTGATTTTATTTCAGCAGGGTTTAGTTTTTTGTATGCAAAACTCATTCATTAAAAATCTAATTTTACTCTTACTAGAGCTTCTTTTGTAAAATCTTTTACTAATGGTTTTGACAATTTAGCTACAGATAGTAATTCAGTAGCATCATTATATAAACCTACAGTTGTGATAAATGTCTGAGGGTTGTTAACTAAACTTGAATCTACAAATTCTCCACTACCACTAATCATAGATGGGTTAGTTGAATAGTTGAAATCTGTATTTCTTACTCTTACAAATACGTAGTCTGATGTAATTGTTTCTTCTGAGTTTAGGGAGAAAGTTTGAGCTAATTTAATTGATTCAAATAATTGACTATGATTAGCTACTAAAGCTTCATCTGTTAAGTCATTATTAATAGTAATTCCTAATCCTCCTTCTGATCCTGATAAAGCAAGTGCTCTTGGATTTAATACGATTAAACCTACATCAGGTAAATATTGACCATATGATCCTGAAGGTGTATATCCTGCAGTTGAAGATGCTGATACGGGTATTGCAGATGTAGCACTACCATTTGATCCACTTACAATATCAAATACACGACCAGCGTCTGTATATGTTAATGTAGTTACATCCTTAGAATTATCTGTTAATTGTAATCTAGTTACTTCAGTTCCATCTGAACCAGATAATACTAAATTAAATGTACCTGGGAATAATTTTTCTTTATATCTTGCTCTATTAACATTTAATACGAAGATATCTCTTGAATCTGTATTTCCTGTTCCAAAGCTAAAGTTTGTGTTTTCGTCTCCGTTTACTAAAGTTCTGAATTGACCATAGGTTACTTTAGAAGGAGAACTTCCAGTTACTAAATTATTATAAGGAGCAGATCCTGAACCTTCTGCTTCTCCATATGCAATTGAAAATTGCACTTCAGCGTCACTACGAAGTGAACCAGTTTGGTAAACATCTAAATATGTGTTAAATGAAGATGTTGCTGATGAAGTGAAGAATTGTTCTAGGGTAGGTGTTTGACCTGTCCATAGGGTAGAAGTGATTGAATCCGCACTTACTACAAAATCACTAGCGTTTAAACTTACAAAGCTCATATTATGATGTTATTTTTGTTATGTTAAGTGGGACTGTTAATCTTGCTCCTGAATCTCTACCTGTTACTGTCAAGATAGTATTCAGTGTATTTGATGTTCCAAACAATGTATTAACTGTTGTTGCAGTTAAATTAATTGTAGTACCAATTACTGTTCTAGATACGTTTGTACCTACAGTAGTTGTTGAATTTAAGTCTGTTGCTGTTGGTGTATTTACACCTACTCCTTCAAAATTAGATAATGTTCTTGAATCTCCAATTGTAGCTGTGTATCCACTTGCTTCAAATGTTGAATCTGTACCTAAATAGTTTAATGTTTGTGGAGTAATTGATAATGAAGCACCTTGTTTTAGGGTAATTGTTGTATATCCTAATTCTAGTACAGGTAATTTAGCTGTTCCTCTAGGTAGAGTTAACAACTTATACTTCATTGTTTGTGTTTCATCTGGAAATGCTTCCAAGATAGGCATGTTTTCAATTGCCTCTCCATAAAATGCAGAACCTGATGGGTGGTTTGAATTATACAATGTATAATCAATTTCATCGTCTGCTAAAGAGAATTGTGTAATTCTAAATGAGCCATCATTTCGTGCTAATAACTCACGACCCTTTTTAGTAAGGATGGCATCAACAGTAACTGTGTTATTATTTAAATATCCCATGGTTTATTCTTGTTGTATATAAATATAATATTTTTTAAGTTTTATGATATTAAATTCTGTGATTTAAGTTCTTTTACAATATTACCTGCTTTATCTTGTAAAGCGGGTGGAATATCGGCTGGTAATACAATACCTGAAGATGTTCTTCCTTCTTGTTTAGCAAAGTCTAATACAATATTAGTTTCATCAGGTACTTTTCTCAATATAATAAAGCGTTTAATTTGTTTAGCATCTTCTGGTAATGTTGCTCCTGGGAAGTCTTCACAAGCTCTAGCAGGAATATCATTATCAAATGTAATATGCATACGGTTTGTATCTGTTACTTCATCTCTTGGTATTACATCTACACGTTTTACTTGGCGTTCAAATTCTTTAGGGAAAATACCACTTCCTGTTCCTGCCTCTCCAGCATTTACATCTACAAATCTAAATAAATCTCCTTCTTGAATAGAGAATTCTTCATCTATTACACCAAACGAATCTGACCCGCTTTCAAATACTGAAGAGGTTTGTATAAAGTTTTCATACCAGTAAGACATTGAAACGGATGCTGTTAAAATATTAAATGAACCTGTATTATTTCTTACGAAGAAAGCATTTCCATTATTTGCATCTCCTCCATCTGTAATACTTGAAGTTAAAGCAACTACAGGATCAGATGGGAAATAGTAAGTATATTTTGGTTCAGAATGATTAGCTGATTCTTGTCCTATGTTTATAGAAGCACTTATAAGTTCAGGTGTTGCAAAATATGATTCAAATCTACCCCCCATAGCCGAAGGTGAATCATCTAATATAGCTGCTATTTCATTTGTTTCTTTAGGTAAAATTACAGAATTAGTTACATGGTATGTAGCTTTAAGTAAGGCAAATTCACCTAAATCAGTTGATGAAGATAAAATAGGTTGTGAACCATTAAAGGGGTTCCAAGTTATATCATCAAATGAAGAAGAAGTGTTTTTAGGAACATTTATTTCAAGTTCAACTTGACCTTCGATATTAATTAATAAATCATTATCCCACCAAATTGATGATTGATTTATAGGAGCATTTCGAGTTAGTTTTATAGATGGATATCCACCTACATTTATAACATTGCTACCACTTGATATTTCTATTGTACCTAATCCAAAGTTTCCTATTTCAATAAAATTCCCTCCTAAACTAGTAGGAATTTCTCTTAAATCTTCTTTTGTAATATTTGAAATAGATCCAGAAGTAAAATTATATACTAAAGTAGCACTTCCTGTTGGGTTTTGTAAAGCAGGTAAATATCTAAACCCACCAGCATATACTGGTTTTAACCCATCAAGATATTTTTGATCTGAGAATAATTGGTTGTCATCTAAAGATATATTTGCTTGTTTATTAGCGTTAAATATATTTTGTACTTCAAATATAGTCTCGTTTTTACGAGTTAATTCAGTAACATTAGATCTTCCATCAATTAAATACTTAATATAAACATTTGATCTATCTGGGAAGAAAGAGCCTGTTTCTACTACTTCTTGGAAGTAGGCAAATTTAAGTGAATTTAAATCAATAGCGGCTGTTTGGCCATATGATTTATCTCCTACAGTGTATGTGTTATATTTTTGAGATATATTTTTACTACCTAAATAACGTGGATTAATATTACGTAATAAAGTATAATTACTATCTTGAATAGGTGCATCTAAGAAAGATGAATCTTGTTCTGTAATTTCTCCAAATGATCTACTAGTAATAAATCCTATATTAACTGGTGTTATAATATCTGAGGAATAATCTAGATCCATGTATTGGACTGATGTTCTAGCCTCTATGATGTTATTGAAAGTTGGATCTAAAGGTATAGCAGAATAAGATAAAGATGAACTATAATCAATTTCAGTATTAAAGTGGCTTAATTCTGTTACTATACTTGTTGTAGGTTGAGAATAAACTGTTACTTCACTACCACTATACTCACCTGTAAATGGTTCTCTATTATCTGTAAAGTTATAAATTACACCCGAAGCCGTAATTGTATTTGCAGAACTTGATGGGATTAAAACTTCACCTGTATATGTTGTATTTAAAGGTATTCCCATTGGAGTTGAACCAGTAATACTAACTACATCAAAAGATCCACTATGATCAATATATGTAAATGAAGGTTCAAAACGTTCTTGTTTAGCTCTTTCTAAAATAGTAGGTTTAATTACTAAACCAGTATGAAGTTGTGTTTTAGCAGGAACAAAATCCTCTAACATTTTGAATAATGAACTATCAAAATAAGATAATAAATGGATAGATTCTAAAACACTAGTTTTCTTATAATATTTTTTAAAGTAGAAATCCTTTAACTCATCTAATTTAGGATAAGTTTTAGACCCCGATAATTGTGGATCACCTATATAATCATCAATATCAAACCAACCCATTTGGTTTTCAATATCTCTGTCTATACTATCTTGAGGTGAAATTGCAATTTGGGCTACATCTAAATCAGCTGTATAGTCTATATATGAACTACTTAAAACGTTTTCTTGTACAGAAACATATGCTGATAAAGTTGAACCAGATATAATTTCATTATTTGTTACTCTAATTTTATCTTCGTTTAGAGTAAAGGCACCTACGTCTGGTCCTTGGATTAGATCAATTTTACTTTCAGATACAAAACTATTAGTTGTAAAATTAGTTATAATACCATAATTTACAGTTGAAGATCCTGTACCTAAGAACGATCCTGTTGGTGCAACAGATCCAGTAACCATAGGGTGTACTGAAGTTACTTTATTGTCTCCATCTGAACCTGAAATAAAATCATAGTTACCTAAAGGTAAACGGTATATTAAATCATAATATGAAGATGTAATATCATTACTAGCATATGAAGTTGGATTTAATACATGTTGATCAAATATAGATTGAGATAAATTTGTATTCCAATATCTGAATTCTTGAAATTCACCATCAAATACAATACCATCAGGTGCTATAACGTTACTACTACTTGCCCCTCCTAAATAACCATGTAATTGTTGGTTACCTGAAGTGAAAGTATAAGTTGACCATCCTTCATTATATGATGAAGAAGTTGAACCTGTAATGAATATACTTGAAGATGCTTGTTGTTCTATAAACCCATTATGTCCATCGTATTTACCTTGTTTTACTATAAGTTCGTAAAACGCATCTGAACCTGTATCATTTAGGTTCATTTTAGAAGGTTGTCTATCTAATTTTAAATTAAAGAAACTACCTGTAAAGAAAGGTAAGAAAATAGGAGATGTAGAAGTATAACCTTGTGAACCAGATAAAATAAATCTTAATTCTCCGTAATGATCATAGATACCACTTGAAGTAGCAATTGATTCAGAAGGGTATAAAAGTTGAATACCAAACTGAGAGGAAGAATCACTATTATTTACCTGGAATAAAGATTGTGTATAGTGAGAAGCAGAGGGTATACTAGATGCTTTGAATCTAAATTCAATTGTATCTGGTACTTGGTCTTCAGCTAATACTCCATTCCACCAACCTTCAATGTTGTTCCAATCAACGTCCATATCTTCCCAGTTATCTCCAACCATAGGCATGATTGAGGGTAACCAAGGAACTTCAACTACACTTGATGTATTTGTAGCTAAAGCATAAACATGGTTTTCATAAAATTGGGTTGTTTGTTGTATATTTTTCTCTATACCTCCATACTCATGTATTCTTAAAATGGTATCTTCAATACCAAAACAATTTAAGAGAGCTCTTAAACCACGATATGAACCACGAGTTTTTAAAAGATAAGGTAAATTGTGATAAATACGTTTATATATTTCCTTATTGACATCGTCATATAAGATAGGTTCTGTTGAAGCAGAAACATAATTTTCTACTCTTAATGAACCAGTATCTGGTACTAATGAACCTGAAGGGGTTAAACCTGTAAATGCAGAGAATAAATCTTCGTTTGTTTTGTTTGAGGTATATAATTTAATACCTAAAGAACGAAGTGTATCAGCTACTAAATCTTTTGAGATACCATAGTCAGATCTGTTATCAGCATCTTTAATATCTCCAATAGCACGAGTATAAGTCCAAACATAATCAAAATGTTGACCTAGCATTGCTACTAAAAGCTCTAAGTTTTCATTTTGTGGATCGTCTTTTACATAGGATGGAAGTGTGTTCCAAATGTAGTTTCTATTATCTCCATCATATAGAGAAGCAGATAGAATTTGACCACCATAGTAAGGACTATCTTCGGCCGTAGAACCATACCATTCAAGGGAAGCTGTGGCTGAAACAGCTAGATTATTATAAGGTAAAGTATCATTTGATTTAGGCCATGCTTTACTTCCAGATTCAAAATATAAGTAATACTCGTAATTGTCAAATTTTTCAATTAAAGTATCTATGTTTTGTTGTATACTTGCTTTAGAAGCAGATATAGCACTTTGATCTGTTAAAGGATCTAATGCTACTAGTTGATTTAAATCACTTTGATAATTTTGTATTTGAGTTAACTTATATCTAAAGTTAATTAATCTTTCATTTGCAGAAGAAAAATGAACAAAATTTTCATATTCCGTATGGTCAACGTTAATATTAACACTTTTTTCTTCTAAAACAGACTTTATCTGTTGATATGAAGAAGTTAATTCAGTATCTAATAATTCATTTAAGTTAAAATAAGTACTAGGTACATTTGTTTTATTATTTAACTCAATATTAGTGTTTGGACCTCTTAAGTACTCTACTTCTTCTTGTACTTCAGCTTCAAATTCTATATTAACATTAAAAGAATAAGGATCAGAAACTTGTTCTACAACCCATAAAGTGTCTTTTAGATTATAATCACCTGGGAGTGGTTCGTATAATTTTATAAAAATACCAGGTTCAGCTGTATTGCTTGTATCTAGTAAACTGTTAACTCCAATTAACGTTCTATTATTTCCAAAGTTAAGGATAAAATCAGAATAGAAACTTTTAGAGTTTTTAGATGTAAGATAATTTAAATAAGAAGTACTTAAAGCATTATAAGATATATCATTTGTAGAAATTTTAATTTCAGTTCTATCAGATGAAATTTCTTTAAGATAAAATCTAGTACTAGAATTACTTAAAAATATTGGTCTATAAAAATTGTATACAGTGTTATATTGCCCTATATCAAACCCAGCATCTTTTACATCTTGAGTAGGATTAAAATATAGGGTATCATATAGACTAGAATTATCTACTGTATTTTGGACTGTATAATTTTTAAAATTATAATTAACAGCCAATAGCTGGTTTGTAGCAGAATATACTTGATATTCTACTGTATCTTGTTCCGCACCAAACTCACGATTAAGAGTAAACTCGTTTAATAAGTTGACATCTTGTACAGTATAGTCTTGTCCTATATAAGGATCTAGTGGGTTAAATACAACACTCGTTTTTTCCATACTATATTGTTGTGCTCAAGTTTACAATTTCTTGTTGTGCTGTTATTAACTGTGTTCTTAAATCATTAATTTCATCAAGCAATGCTTGAATTTCTTCTGATTGGCCAACTACACCTATATATCCAGCACTTCTATTTACTATTTCTTCATGAGAACCAAAACTACCTCTTTGAGGTATTTCATAAAATAAACGATCATATTCAGCAAAAAATTCGGCTACAGTCATAGGTGCTTCTATTTCTACAGCTTGTTCTGGTTGAACTAATTGTCTGAATTCAGTATCTACAACATTAGGGTAGGATACTTTTCCAAATACCTGTTTATTAAGTTTTACCTCTTGATTATCCATTATCTAACTACTTTAAAATAGTTGCCTTTATCTTCAATTACCACAGTTTCATCTCCAACTACAGTTTTAACCATTAATTGATAGTATCTTTCAGGCTCTAACCCATCCATATAAACTCTAAAGTAGTTACTACCACTGTCAGCACTTATTTTTGTATATGAAGTATCGAAATCAACTACCATTTCATTTGTTTTAGAATCTTTTAGACCCCAATATGAAGATGTTGGTAGTACTTTGGCATTTAAATATACGGAACTAGTTTGAAATGCCCTAGCAGGGTAAGTATCTCTTACTTTTAGTCTAAAATCATATACTCCACTGTCTTCAAATTCACTTTTTAAGTTTGTAAAAGCTAAAATAAAATCACTTGAAGTTACAGCAGTTGTTGGTGTAGCATATGATGAATCATCCCACTTAAATTCTAATTCAGGGGGGTAGATAGTATGAGTATCCATGGAAAAATATTGCGTTTGCACGTATGAGGATGAGAATTCGATACTTGCACTGTGTTTAACAATAAATCCATTATTTTCAATTGAACTACTGTTCCATAGTTTAACCATGTCAGTAACATCCATTGAAATGTCTTTATCACTTGTATGTAAAAAAGTTTGTGATGAACCCGATTTATCTGTATACCAATCTCCACCTGCTGATGTCCAAGCATTTGAACCTGATTCTCCTCTCCAACCCCATGAACATCCATCGGTTGTTTTAGGTACATCGCTTACTCTACCAGTTCCCATATCCCAAGTTCCTGATATAGGATATGCTTCTAGAGTATAATTTAATGGTGCGTTTTCAGCGTTTGCTAGGTATAATTTTAAGTTGCTTTGGAATGCCGCGTCGCCTATTGTATTACTTATAATATTGCTTATATCCGCTGATTTGAACTGAATTAATGCACGTGTAACGGCGGGTAAATCACCTTGAGCAGATGATTGTTCATTGATTCCATTATAATTAGAAATGTCTAAAATTTCATCTAAACCTGTGTTTTGAGCGGGGTATTTAGATTGAATAAAGGTATCTTTTTCGGGAAATATTTTATATACTGCCATGTTCTTAGTTTGTTACAATTCTACCTTTTATATCAGTATCAGGGTATCTTAACTCAAATATAGAAGGATCTAAAGATGGGTATAATATCTCGTTTATAGTAGATCCAGGTACATCATAAGCATATTTTGAATATCCAGTTGATTCACCTACTTTATTTACAATTTGTAATTTTTTAACTGTTTGGACACCCTCTACATTATCAATTACGTTACGAACATTATTGATTAAAATAGGTTGATTAATTTGCCATTTGTCAATATCAAAGTAAGATTTAAGAGCATCAATGCAATTATTAATAATTAATCTATTATTAAAATTAGGTTGAACTATAATATCAAATTCAACTCCAATGTTAATTACAAACGCATCTTTAATTCTAACAGCATCCGTTAACATTCTATACTCACCTAAAAATGTTTTTAAGTTTTCTTTTAAAGCAGGATCTGCAACTGTTAAATTACCTTGAGAATTACTAGATAAAAGATATAATGCTAAAGCATTTGTATCATATCTTTCTTCTTGAGCTTTGTTTCTTCTACCATCTTCTTGTGCAACATATACTTTAGATATTTTACCATATTTTGAAGGTAAAGATAAAGCTCTAATAGAATAATCATCTAATGTTACAGTACGTAATTGAGTTGGGTACTGTGCAATGGATTTTCTTCTAATATCTTCATTTGTATCTCCATTTCCTCCTCCAATAGCAGGTTTATCATTAGTAAATGCTAAGGAATTTCTAACTGTAGACTGTAGAGTTGAATCTAAATTTGATCCGAAAAATGTTACATCACCTGAAGATAGGATAGTTAATGATTGGGCTGTAACGTTTGAAGTAGCTCCTCCTCCTACAAGATATTCTACTGTTAAAGTAGTATTTGATGGAGCAAGACCATAAGTTTTTGTATATAAGAAGTTAGCTGGATCCCAAGCTGTGGTTAATTTATCAGTACCATAAGGTAATCCTAACCCTATATTATCTGAATTTGGAGTGATAATTTCATCTGGGTTTGATGAAACACCTGGTCCAAATTGGATTTCAAGTTTGTTGTTTGATTTAAATCGTTTTATAAATCTACGAGGTACCTTTTTAATTTTTAAAAGATAAGGTGTAGTTTCATCATATTGATATAGTAATGGATCATTAGAAGCTATATTAGTTTGAGTATCAAATATAGTTTCTTGAGCTAAATAAGGTACTTCATACCATCTATTCCCATCACTATCAGTCATTTTTACAATCTCAATTATATTAGTATCTTCTATTTCAACAGTAGAAAATCTTTGAGGATTTGTAAATGTAAATGTTTTTGTTTTAAGTGTACCCGCTGTTGCTTTAGCTTTTTTCTTTAGTAGATAAAAATTAGGTTGATTATTAGAATCAATAGAGTAAACAGATACATCAGTTGGATCTGCACTTCCAGAAATTGTAAAATCAACTTTATCTTCTATATAAAAGAAAACACTTGTATTATTTGAAGATTGAATTTGTGACCCCTCAGATAATATCATTGCATAATTAAAATCAGGTTGTACAGTTCCTCCAGCAGTAGTAGCAGGTAATGTTTGATAAATGTCTACATCTGTAGTTGCAGCATTTGTTACTTGAGGGAAATAACCGTGATTATAAGCTAATGCTAATAAGTTATCTCTTTGTTTAGCAAATTCTAAAAAGTTTTCTTGAACTTGATTATCACCATAATAAGATAAAACGTCACCAACATATGATGCCATTTCAATTAACATCATCCCTGCAGATGTCTCTGAAAAGTCATTGTAGGTTTCGGGATAATAGACTTGAGCAAATTCAAGTAGTTTTTGCTTGAACCCGTCAAAGTCTTTATTTAAATATTGTATTTGTTTAGACTCTGCCATTATTGAGGTTTATTTGTAATTCGTCTTCAATATTTGTATTAATTACAGTATATTTTAAATATATCATAATTGTTTTAGAATCAGGTTCTAATTCTACTTTTAAATCTTCTATTCTAACTGTTGGAAAGTATAAATCAACTCCTCCTACAATTAAATTTTCAATCTGATCTACTCTTTCTTCTGTAATTTGATTGAATAAAACCCCAGGGTCTCCTTGTGGATCATCTAGAGAAGGAGCTAAACCTAATAATCCGGCTCCAAAGCCAGGATTCATTACTCTTTCTCTTTTACCTGTTAAAATAAAATTTAATAAATTAGCTTTAATAGCATCTTCAGTAGTATAAGTTGTATTAACACCTGTGGGGCCATTAAAAGGGACATTTATACCTACCCCAGTTGAAGGGTTTAGATCTAAAACATCAATATTTTTAAATATATAAGACATTAAATTTTACCTGATTCTTTCATTTTACCCATTAATCCAGAAAAATCAGGAACAGCATCAATTGATACTTGATTTATGTCTGAGGTTTTAGGTTGTGATGCCATCATTTCATCTACAGAACTAACTACTTTAGTAGGTGTTCCAGGCATACCACCTTGAAATCCTACAGCATCTTGTGATGACATTCCACCATTAAGATTTCTCCAACCTCCTTCAGCATGTGTTTGGTTTAATACATCAGCTAATGCTCCAACTCCTTCAAATAGAGGTTGTGTTGGTTGTTGAGGTTGTGTTTGTTGTGGTTCTTCTGTTAATTCAGATAATGATGGTTTTTTTGTTTTTTGTTCTACAACCGGCTTCTGAACTACTTTTGTTTCAGTAACAGGAGTACTCATAATTAAAGAAAGTTCTTCCTTAATCACATCTCTTACCTCTTCTCGAATAATTTTTCTAAAAGCTTCTATTTTCATGATTATAAATATTTATATATTATTTTTTTCTTCCGCGTTTACGTTTAACTTTGACTTTAGTTCCGTTTATTTTAATTTTATACTCTTCTCTTATCTCATCTTGGCTAATACCATATTCTACTTCTGTTTCAGTATATTTTTGTCTTAAAAGTAATTTAATCCATTTTGGTAATTCTTGTTCTTCTATTTTAGCATAATACTCTTCAAATGGACCCATAACTTTTCTTGCCATAGGTCTTGTAGCTAATATTCTATCATAATCAGCTTGTGCCTTAGCTTTTAATCCCTCAATCCATTGTTCTGTTTTCTTTTGAATTTCTTTTATTTTTTCAGGATTAGGATCCATATTACTTAATATAGATTCTTTTAAATTAGCTATTAATTCATCTTCGGATAATTCTTCTACTCCAGGTTGAGATAGAACTTGGTTTAATTGAGAAGAAGATGCTCCACTTAATATATTAAAATTATTAGCTATTTTAGATAATGAAGGATCTGAATTGATAAAGTCATTTAAATCATTTTTAACAAGTGTTTGTGTATCTAAAGGTTTACTTTTAACTGAAGGGTTAGGGGTTGATATAGCAGGTTTAGCATCGTCTATAGAACGGAAAGCAGAATTCCCAACTCTAGCTTCTGTTGGGGTTTGATCAGGATTATCTTTTAATTCAGGTAAAGCGGCTGCTCTATTAGAGGCTTCTGCTTTTAGATTTGAAATAGCAAGTGCGTTACCACCTGTTGTTCTAGCCATTTCTATAGCTGTATCGTCGTCTATTTCATTTGAATCTTTATCTGTTGTATTAATTCCTAAAACTCCACTTTCAACATCACGTTTTAATTTAAATTTTAATTCTTGAATTATAGTTCCAAGATCAGTAGAAAAAGTTAATTCAGTACCCGCTACAATAAATTCATTTGAATCTAAAGCAACACCTCTTCTTCTAGTTAAAGTACTATCACTCGCATTTATAGGTTTTTCTTCTTGAACTTTAAGAGTATATCCTAAATATAGTTCAACAAAGTTTCCAAATACATCTTCAGGATCAACTTCTTTTAAAGTATCTAAATATGCTTGATCAGCTGCTTCGAGTAAACCTCTATTTGCAGCATCAAATTTATTAAATGTATAATATGTAAGTTTATCTCTAAGTGCTTCTCCTCTTGAATCTTCAAATGAAACACCTGTAGCTAAAGAAACTAATTCACCTATAAATAAAATATTTCCTTCAGCATCAAAACCATATACAGAACCTGGAAGGACTAATAAAGTACCATCGGGTCGGGCTATTACGGTTGCATCTCCATCAGCAGCATTAATAGCATTAGTAACACTAGTAGCCGTTCCTCCTACTAATCCTCCTGCTTGTGGAACACTATTTCTTAGATTATTTAAAGCTACAAAACTATTTCTTAAGGCGTTTTCAAGTAACCCAGTAAATTTATCTTTTCCAGGTAGATTATTACACTCATCTAATTTTCTAGCAAATTTGGCTAATTCAACTGTAAGTTTAGTAATAAACTTTTGAATTATAGATAAACTTCTAATTACAGCCTCTATATTTTTAGATAATCTTTTAACAAAAACTAAGGCTGTGTCTAAAGAATCATCAACATGTGCTAGTTTTTCTGTTACTAACTGTATGGCTCCAACAGGTACAAATGCCGCTGGTAGTGCTTTAATTACAGCTTTAATAACTTTCATTACTACTTTAAATACTTTGATTATTATAGTAATAATCTTTAACATCATGTTTATAGTACGAAGTAAAGCTAGAATAAAGCTAATAACACCATTTACAAACTTAGTAAAATTAACTATTATGGTAACAAATGAAGATAATTGATCATAAGGTATAGCATCTACTAAAAACCTATTTACATTTTCAATTTCTTTTTTAAATTTTTCTTCTATAAAAGAAGTTACATTTGTAAAAGGTAAAATTTTATCTTGAATATCTTTTATAATTCTTACCCTATCTATTACTTGTTGAGCATTAAGACCCCCTTCTAAAGTAGTTTGAACTGTACCCGCATCTGTAGCTACATTAGATACATCTTCTTCTACTCCTTCTATTATACTAATAAATTTTTCAAAAGGTTCCTTTAATTTTGATATTCCAGGTACGGTATCAGGTATGGCAGCTAGATCAGTTTTAATTCCTTCTATTCCTAACTCTCTTAAGGCTGTGGTTAATCCATCTAATTCAGTAGCTAATTCTCTTACATCTGTAGTAGCAGGATCAGCTTCAAATTCCATAGTAAAGTTTTCAAAACCTCTTACTAAAGGTTCTCCTTCTTCATCTTTAAGGGTATTTCCATTTTTATCCTTAGCATAAGGTGGAGTTGGTGGAGATATACTTGTTACGTTTATAATATATCCTACTCCTACAACAGCATCAGTAAATATCCCTACATCTTCACCTGTAACAGGAAATGATTTATCTACAGTCCCTATCATTTTAGATCCTATACTGGGGTCATCTACTTGTCTAAGTGTTATTTGAGAACTTTTATGTATTGGAGCTTGAATTTCTCCCCCAGGTTGATCATTTGGAACAACTAAAGTTATTTTTCCTATATCAAAAGGTACTAAAGGATTGCCTTCTTCTAAAGCATTAGGATAACCATAAACACCTTCTGTTAATTGGTTTCCTTCTATAAATTGAAATTTTTTAAATACGTTAAGTAAATCATTTGCTTTACCTTCAAAACCAGATATAGCTTCAGCTACAGCACTACCAGGTGGGAATGCTTGAGTTGCTATAAATTGAAGTGGTGAACATATATCGTAGGTATTAAATACTTGAATTGTATTTGTAATTGGTACAACCCCTGGGTTTTGTCTAATATTTCTAATACCTGCTACAAATTGTTGTCTTTGTTCATTATCAGAAAAATTAACTACGTCTTGTGAAGTTTTACCTTTACCATAGATAATATCTAAAGTTTGACGTTTTAACCCTTCTAAAAATTTAGTAGCGGCTGTATCAGAGGATAATATGGAATTTTTTAACCCGTTTGGCATTAGCTAGTAAAATTAGTTTCTGATAATATTCGAGATAAACCATCATTTAAACCTTTTAGTGCTTTTTCCATACCTACACCTGCCGTAGCTACTCCAGATACTTTAGCACCTTGACTATCTTGAGCTTCTTTCATATCAGGTACTACGGTTTCTGTCATAATAACGCAAAATTCATTTAATACTTTTGCTAACTCATCACCATATACTAAGGGATGTGAGGCATCTAACCCTAATCTAATTTCAGGGGCATTAACAATAAACTTATCATCACTATCTAAATTGATAGTTCCACCTGAAGATATACCAACTGCTTTTTTACCTACAATAAATGTTGAATCCTCTTTAGAATTAAGCAAAACTCTACCAGAATCTATAACGATTTGGTTACCTCTATAAGGAAATTCGGGTTGGTATTTTGGTTTAGCCATTAGATCCAGTATTTTCTGTTGTTAAATCAGGTTCTACGTTGACAATATCAGAAACACTTCCTGTAGCATCAGCATCTTTAGCTGCGATATTCGGACCATTTAATGGTACTTCTTGAATTAATTTCGTAGTACTAGCAATAGGTGTAGCATCTGCACCAAATGATGCAAAATTTGTTGAAGCTAATGCAATTGGGATTGTTTGTCCTGAAGTGAGATAGATTGAAGAATCATCGGTTTGGATGTCTTCATATATAGGAAACCAGTTATTAAACGCATCTTCTGAACCCTGTCCATTTCTTAATATTGTTATTGGTTTACCGTCTGAGCCTTCTGTGCTCCAAGGGCTTTGAGTATCACTTCCTGATATTTTTGCTGTAGAAGAAAAACGTAGTGAATTTCCAAAACGTCCTTCTATTAAAACATCACCTTCTACAGGGTATAAATTACGAATTGTAGATTGTTCTACAAGTGTTTTACCTGGAGAGGGTTCTATTACTTCTTGTTGTTCTGTGTTTTCAATTCCATCTAATACAGCTTCAACATCAATATTATCTTTAGTTTGAGTTGCTGTACTGTTTATAGAAGGAAGCATATTTAAATGACTTCTATTCCATACTGTAGTAGTAGAGTAAAAATATTGAACAGTATCATTATCTCCTGCTTGTAGTTCCTTAGGTGAAGGACCAGGATGTATAAGAACAATTTCGTTTAAAGCAGGTATTTTTTTAATATTATTATCTAAAGGTATAGCTATATTACCTTGTGGAAAAGTATTTCCGGGCTGATTAGATGAGCGATTTAAAGCTTCAAATTTAATACAACCAATAGAAGACCAACCTCCTGAAGTTTGAAAGATAGACTGACCATCACCTGATGGTTCAATATTAACATCAATTACCCTAGCAAAAAATACTTTATTACTATCGGTTTTAGATAGTGAAGGGGTTTTAGATGCAATAGCAGAATTCCCTAATGTGGGGAAATTTTTACTCATCCTCTACTTTTATTTCTTCTACTTTTTGATCTAATTCTTGTAGTGATGTAAATAACATCTCTTTATCTTCATCTGAGAGAATCTCATCTGTATCAGCCATTTTACTATTCATAGCACGTTGAACGATACCTGCCATTTTAATTAATGCATCATCATTTTTAATAGCTAATTCCATATATTCTTTAATTAATGGAACAATCATAGTTGCCTCACCTGGATCGGTGATTAATGGTTTAAGGCCTTCAATTAACGAACGTAATTGGACTTCTTTATCTTTTTGATTAGAATGAATTTCTTTTAAAAGATCCGAAAATGATTTTTTTCCAAATAAGTTTACTTGAGAAAAGTCCATAGTGTTTTATTTGGATATAAATATAGATATACTAAGGATTTAGAACCTCATACTAACAGCTCCTGTCTCAATATATTGGGTCATTAATTTCTTTTGAATTTTTTTCATTCGTTTAATAACCTTAGTAATTTGAGGAGTAGATTGATCTGTCATTTCACGTATATAAATATATATAGCTTTTTTGTTAAATAATTCAATATTTTCTCTTTTACGGAATAGTTCTAATATTGCATCTGCTGTTTTAGCATCTTCGGGTTTAGGAAAGTGAGAAAATAAATGTAAATCAAAGTATTCTAAAAGATATTCTATAAACTCTGTTGCTTCATCTTTAACTTGAATTAAATCTTTTTGATTATTAACTAAATCAATAGTAATTGATTGATCGTTATCTATAGCATCTACTTCAGCTCGTTGTTTTAGTTTTTTATAATTGTTATTATTATATAAAATTAAATAACGTTTAGCAATAGTACCAAAATAAGAAAAGGCTTTACCTTTATCTTGTTTATATAAATGAAGTTTCTCTAAAAGGAAAGCAGTTACTTCATGTTGTAATTCGGCTATAGTATCTACTTCTGTATAATAGAATTTAAAAGTATGAATAATATTTTCTGTTAATTTATGGAAACCATACCATATACGTTCATTATATATTTGATTACGTTTACGTTCATCAGTAGTATTCAAATACTCGATGATAGCTTCCTCAGTATCAGCAGTAAAGTATTGATTTTTGGTCTTAGGTCTTCTTTTCCTTAAAGTACCTTTTTTAGTGTATTGGGGTCCTTCATCCTTCTGTGGTACAGCTAGAATTTTGCCCTGCAAATCATCGTCTAGGGGTAGGCTCATTTATTTATTGAGATTGTATTCGTTTATAAGTGCTTGAATCTCTTTTATACCCTTAAAAAACCACCCTATTTCATCGTCTGATTCGAATATTTGTTTTGAATCAATTTCTTTAATTTTACGATCTGATTCTGACATTATAATAGACATATTGTCTATGTATTGATCCCTTTGATTAAGGGCATCTTCTAGTCTTTCATTTTTACGCATCAAATTCCATATAACATAAAAAATGATCCCAAAAATAAGAATACCAACGTTAATTAAAATAATAGTTTGTGTAGTCATTCTAGAGATTTTTCACTAAATCCATTAAACTTCCATCTTTAGAACCTATTTTACCTAAGTTAGAGTTAACTCGGTCTTGTTTTGTAGTCTTAACTTTTGCTTTTTCTTGACCCCCGAAGGTATCTAACCATTCTCTTTCAAACTCAATACGAGCTGCCATTAGGTCAGCCTGGTGTAAGATAAATGGTAATGAAGTACGAGGTTTAGTTTCGGGCATAAATCCTTTAAGGTAAGATTCATTAGCCGAATCATATAAACCATCGTGTGTTTTAATAGCAATCCACTCGTTTGTTGTAAGTTGAATTCCTGCTTGTTGTAATAAGAATAAAGAACGGTCTGGGACAGTCATATATTCATTAGCTGTATTAAAGGTATACATTTCACCTAAATTTCTCTTTCTCCATTCATCAGTAGAAGGAAAAACAGAAGTATGTTCTAAAGAACCTATTTTACCTAAATCATGGTTTAACGCGGAGACAAATAACTCTTCATCTGTGTACGTATCTTTTGTCCCCATTTCCTGCCATACAGCACTTATTTTAAATGCGGCAGTAATTACACGTATAACGTGCTCAACATAACCCCCGGGAAAACAATTATGATACGCCTTCTTATGAGAGGCTGGGAGTAGGGCAATACGTTCATCCAATTTGTTGTAAAAATCAAGGAATTGATCTTTACGATCCCCTTTAACGTATTTGTTAATGCCACTAAGAAGTACCTCGTAGTTCTCCTTTATTTGCTCCGCTGTTAGAACCATTTATTCTTGTATTTCGTTGTTTAGATAAGTATTTGATTGTTCTATAATTTCTTTTATAGTATCAATCGTTTGATTTACATTAATGTGTTCACCACGTTGTGAATTGTGCTTTACAACGTTAAGCTGGTTTGCAATTTTGTTTAAATTTCGTTGCAATAAATCTTTATATCTCATAATAATATTGTGTGAGGATTTCTAATGCTTCCTCGATTGTGTTAAATATACGAATGTTAGTTAGGGTATCCAAATTTGTTTCCGATAGTATATAAATATATTCTCCATCTCTCTTTTTTAGGAATATAATAGGATAGGATTCGGTTTTAAGGGTATCCTCTAACCAATCTCCCATTCTTTCATCTTGATCAACATTTATATCGGTATAGGGAATTTCTAATTTATCAAGGGTGCCCTTTAATAAATTACAATAGTCACAATATGGAAGTGAATAAATTTTTATTTCCCCCTCCCCTTTTCTATCTATTTTTCTTTTTCCCATTTTTAATTTTTAAAACCAACCGTATCTCCAAGGTAATAGAAGTATTTTACTTCTCCAAATCATTTATTAAAGACTTTACTTTCTTTATTCCTTTCTCATATTTGTTTTCTTCAAATAAAGGTAATAAATCATTCTTTAAAGAGGAAATAAGTGTTTCTTTTTCTTTTTTTTCCATAGTTTCATAAACAGGTTTACCGTTAGTATCCTGGTATATGAAATCAAATGGTTCAAGAGCGGCTTCTAAAAGACTAAATTGCATTTTATTTATTTCTTTAAAACTACCTTCTAATTCGTTAAGTGTATCTTCTATATTAAACATTATTAAAATATTTTGTTATATGGTTTGTTTTATAACTCACAATCTTCTCAGGATGGTACTTTTCAATGTATTGTTTAGTCAAATACCACGGCATAAAATATTCTAAGACATCAACATTCTTAGTTTCAGACTGGTATCCTTGGCTTTCAACAAAAACAATAGTATCAAATTCTTGATCTTTAAGACTATCTAAAGTTATACTACGATCAAATTCTTCTAAATCTTGAAGATGAAACATCTCCCCTTCTATTATTCTGCTATTTGTATTTCCAATCCAATTTAACCCTACAACCCTTTTATCTTTTATACACCACCCCAACCAGTTACCTTCAGTCATCATATGTTTATATTGGTTATCATAAAATATATCGTGGTGGTGGTCTACATTAGTAAGGTGTGTTTGAGGTTTAAGATAAGGTAAAATGTGATGGTGTTGTTTAATAAACCCTAAAACTTGAGCCTTATCTACTTTACTCAATATTAGTTTATTTAAATCTAACCATTGATTAGGAGATAAAATCCAATCAAAATCTACACTTAATACCTTATACATAATTTTCCCCTAATTTCATTACAGCCTTTTTAGCCTCAGTTAATTCTATTTCAAAAAATTCTCGGTTATTATTAACGCGGTACTCACTTAAATAACGATGTACTTCGCCTTCCAATTGCTCACCGTTAAAACACTTGAAAGCCCACTCTACTTTATATGGTAGCGCAACACCAGTAGCATTAGATATTTGTTTTGCTCGAGTATCAGGATCATTCTTTGTATATCCTATCTTAAGTAGATTAGGGGTAGTAGGGTTAGATAAAATATAAACCCATTGATCTCCATCTCCTCTTTCTACAAACATATTTTTCTTTCTAGGAGTATAATATTCAACACTTTCCCATCCTTCATTAGAGGGATACTTAGGATCTGTAGAAGGGGTTAAGGTGAAAAATGAAGCATTTTCTAAACCACCTCCGGTATAATCTTCTTTAATTGAAATAAACTGTTCCGCTTCTTTACTATCTATTCTCTTAATCATAACCTATAATACTAATAAAATTAAACAAACTAAAATAACCATTTCGGGTAAAACATCTACCCCATTTATTTTCCAAATCATAGCAACCGTAGTCATTAATCTAAGGAAAACTAAAATTCCAATTCCTGTTAAAAATCCAAACAATAAAACCATTTTTTCTAATTTTGACTCAGCAGACTCCTCTTGGAAAAAGACTTACCTACTATGAGTATATTCAACAATACGTATATACTATCTTGGGCGTAATTCAATTAATAACGAGTCTTTAACGTAATACTCTCCATCATATGATACGTCCATATATATTTTAACTTTCTCGCGGTTTATAATCGCCGATTTAGGTATTGGTCCAACCATTTGTTGAGTGAAAAGAGCCAACGTGGATGGTTCATATTGGTGATTACTTGCAGGTTCCACAAACCTAACACTAGTAGGATAAACGTAATAAACAGGATAATCATCAAAAACACCGTCGCTATAATTCCAATGTTTATCGGTAGAAAAAGTAGCCAATATATTAGCCTCACCATTGTATTTCTGATGATCGGCCATGTCATTTGATTCGGCATATACTTTTGTGTAGGTAAATGATTGTAGAGTATCTAGGTAAATAACTTGTTGATAATCCTGAGAACCATTGGTAGTGGGGAAGGCAGAACCCTCAACACGTAATTGTTCATGGTACGCATCAATTTCGTCTAATGGAATTGGATCTGTACATGAGATAGCAATTAGTAATCCAATTATTATTAGGATCACCCATTCAATTATTTTTTTCGTATTCGACATAATATAACCTTTATTTATTTATGCCCTAAATATACGAACGATATTTTACAACTCCAAATAAGTTAGCGATTCATTTGCTCCTATTTGACCTTTTATGAAATAATTTGCTGCTATCATTACTCTTGGTGTGGATGATGTGTTTTCGGTCGTTCCATGTTCTATATGACCCGGGAAAATACAGATATCTCCATTATTTAGACTGAATTCGTGGGTGGTTGCGTTATAATCTGTTGGTTTTATTATGTCATAATCGAATAGAAATCCATTTTGTATGGGTGTTCTTACCTTTTCAAAGTATATTTTACCGTCTTTTACTTGGATATAGTAAGATAATGCCAATATTGCATTAGGATGGTGATGTTTTGCATGAGATGCACCGGGTTCGTTGATAGTTACCCAACTATTGCATAATGTAAATTGATTTGATATACCCCAAATTTGTTGAGTATATATACTTATATAATTACTAAACCAATCCCTCACGGGTTTCATTAAAGGGTTGTCTAATACATTAAAGCTTACCGAAACTCTATTACCTTTTGGTGTTTTTGGTTTAAAATCAAGATTATTAATGTAATCTACCTGTTGTTTATTGAGTATATTATTAGTTGGTATATGAGCTATTGCGTCACCACCAAAATTTACTACTTCCATACTATAAATTTAATGATACATTGCCCGATAGTGTTATTCTTTCCTCGGGAGTATAATAAGTCATACTACTATGTTCAAGATTTGCTGGGAATATAACTAGCTTGCCAATTTTTGGCTCAATAGCATTATGGGATATGCTAAATGTTACGTCTCTATTTGAATTTTTCTGACCCCATTTAAACATTGTCCAACCTGCTAATTTATTATTCTCAATTTGTGGGTCTAACTTTGGTAATTTTAAATAAATTACAAAGGATATATCCCCATTATGTACATGCTCACCTAAAAATTGAGTTGGTTTAAAACAATTTACCCAAATATCTAAAAATTTCCAATTACATTGTTTAAAATTTTCATTTTCAATATAATCTTTAAAATAAGGAAAAGTTAATTTATGAAACCAATCAATACCTTTAGGTGGAAATATTTTTCTATTAATTTGTTCTGTAATATCGGGATTAACACCCACCTCCATTTGATTAGAAGTATTAATTAATTGGTTTATAATATTTTCCTCTAATTGATATTCTATTAATGGTGGCCCCCATTGATGTTTTTTTAATTTATTTACCATAAAATATCTGTTTTAGGATGAGATATTCTTCTATCATAAACATACTGATAGGTTAAACAGAATCTTGTAGTAGAATCTTTTTGAGGTAAAGGTCTATGCAATAACCAATTTGGAAAAACATATAACTTATTTTTTTCTGGGGTGAGTAGTATTGAGTTGTTAGGATCATCTCCTATAAATTCAAATTTTCCACCTTCATTAGGAGGATTTAAATAAGTAGAACAAACTAACCCACACATCATTTGTGTATAACAATGTCTATGCCACACACTAGCAAAATCTTTATCATCTTGAATATACATCCAACAAGGAGCTTGTGGTGAATCGGGTACTCGTAATCCATATTCTAAAGCAACTATTGGAACAATTTTACCTTCTAAATATTGTCTAAATTCTTCATCCATAATAGATAAATTATACCCTTCTGTGGGTGTATTATCTATTCTTGCATCCCAATCTTTCTTTAAAGACTCCGCTTTTTCCAATAATTCATCATGATACGGAAAATCAAATGCATGTAAGTATGGATGTACTAAATCTACCATTTTGATCCTACAAGTTTATGGATTGCTCTAGTATTACATGCATAAGTCCAATTAATACAAACTCTATAATTAGTATCTTGTTGTGGCATTGGTTTATGCATTAACCATCCCGGAAAGAAATATATATAATCTTTTTTAGGTTTTATAGAAATTGAATTTCTCTCATGTTCCATAATAGAAAATTCACCTCCATTAACTGGAGGATCGATATATAAAGTAGCAGCTAAAGTATTTCGATAATGAGTATGATAAAACGAATCTGACCTTTCATGATTCTGAATATATACTCCAAAAGAATTATTAAAATTATAACCCTCCCCTACTAAATAATACTCACTAACAATAAAGCTAAAGATATCAGCAAGCGTGTCCCGTAAAACATTATTAATAATAGGTACATTGAATGAATGATCTACATTGTTAGCTCTATCCTGCTGCTCAAGAAAACAATTAACTAATTCCTCTTTATATTGTAATAACCAATCATGAATACCCTCTATATGGTACGAATGTATAAAATGATGATAATCATAAAACTTAATTTTGTCGATCATAAAACTTTTTTAAAGAAGGATTTTGGGATATTAATCCTCATGGTGAAAAGGGTTAAAACGGTTCTTGCCCTTACGAGTGTACTTAGTCTTAGGGGTACGGGGAGGAGGAGTACGGAGGGCAGCGTTCCATAGCTCTCGTTCCAATTCAATTTGTTCTAATTTAATTTCTTTCTTTTTCACAATTTCCACATTTAGTTAAATAAGCCGCGTTTAGTGCTCCACATGAGCAAAACCATGTATTGTCTACTAAATAACCGGGTTTATGTTCCATAGTATATTTGTATATATTAATCGATGCGGGATCTTGTTAGAGATCTTTGAATCCGTCAACACTCTTTTACGCGACCCCGCACCATCGATGGACCGCGGCTAACGTGGGAGCATCCCGCTAATGATCCGCTATCGGCCCGCTATCACCACGAATCTTCAAAATCTTCCAAAAGATCGTCCTCTCCATACTCTTCATACAGTCCGTCGGTCTCGTCGTCAATTATGGTATCCAATGCGGAGAGTATGTGCTCCAATGGATCTGCCACGTCTTTTGTTATATCGCTGGATAAATTACCGCTTTCTGTATTGTCGGCGTATTCGTTTATATCATCCAGTATTCTGTCTAATTCGTCATATATTTCCTTTAATGTTGCCATATTATAATTTTATATCAGTAAATATAATAAAAGGACAGCCCCCGTCCAAACTAGTGAACGGGTAAGTTGTGGTTGCGGGTAGTAGAACTATTAAGTGTGAAGCGGAAATATGCTACTCCCAATCCCAACGTAGGGCTATCCATAGGAAATGTATTTTAAATGTATTGTAATCGTTTTCATCATCACGTTCCCATAATTGGAAACCTAACAGGGCATGGACCCGGGGATGGGTTATCTCAAATTTAAAACCCATCTGTATCCCCGGTTCAATATCGAAATCATCTAACATGCTCATATACTATAATGTACGAATTAATTATGCGGCAACCAACAAACTCATATGAGACTTTACACGTCTACCATCTTGCTCTACCACAACCGTTTTACGGTTAATCTTCTG